TGGTTGAGATTCTGGTTCTTCCATTTCCGGTTCTGGCATAGGTTCTGGTTCCATTTCAGGTTCAGGCATTTCCATATCTGGATCCGGTAATTCTAAATCAGGCATCTCCATATCCATCTCCATTTCAAATTCCATCTCCATTTCCATTTCAATATCCATGACTGCTACTTCCATTTCATCCATGTTAATATCAGGCATTTCAAAATCCATTTCTGGCATTTCAAAATCCATTTCAAATTCAAATTCCATTTCCATTTCTACAGTTTCATAAGACATTTCCATGTCAGGTTCATCAAATTCAGGTTCAAAATATAAATCATCACCTGGACCATCAACAACAATGTCATTGTGTTCAAATATATTCTCAACAATATCAATAACTTCTGTCTCTGTGCTACCACCCATTGATACCCACATTTCTACTGTCGTTATTGTTTCATTTACTATAGTGTTTACCACGTTGTATAATACATTTATGGATACGTCATCAAAGAGCGGTCCAATTGCCAAATTGATATCACGTCCACCAACCTCCACAATTATTTTTGTAATAGCGCCAGAAAAATCCCATCCACCTGAGTACTCAGCAAATCCTGTAGTAACGCCTGATTCAGATAATATATCTGTTCCACTAAATACATTCGTATTACCGTTACGTCCCGTTACATGCATATAGATACGATCTTCTGCGTCTTGCTTGTCTATTTTAATTGTGTAGTTTGTTCTTCCACCGTTCTCTATATCAAGTGATGATATATCTATTGTATTAATAAAAGTTGTACCCATGCCGGATACACCCATTGTAGATGTTGAGTTACCACTACCTGTTATTTGTGCACACTTATCAGCACCTAGTCCGTAGCAGCTGTTGCCTGAGGGCATTGATGCGGGGCCCTGGCCTCCCCAGTCCACATCCATATCACCTTCGTATTTAGATGTAACGTAGTCATTATCACCATCAAGTAAATCACCTGAGTCTTCTGTAGTTACAGTTGTTGTTGTCGTTGTTGTGGTAGTTTCTGTTATTATTGTATAACCATCAGCACCGTGTTCTGTGGTTTCTACTATGTCTTCTACTATCGTTTCTTCTACACCTGGCGTACATACTCCTGTTGCTGTAACAGGACACTCAGCTCTAAGGGAAGAAGGCGACGATACCAGAATGCATAGCCATGCCAAATAAAACAAACTTTGCAAGCTTTTGTCCATCAGTCAATCCAGATTTTTTGTTAGTTTCTTGTTTTACCATTTCTACTTTCTTAAATACTTCTGATCCTTCAGGTATCATATCAGAGTTAGCTTCCCATTTCTCACGTGCTTCTTCACCAATGGATCCCATATACGGACAAACTGTGCCTGCCATATACATTGCATCCCAAACACGAGGGTCAGCGCACAATGTAGATACTGCAGCTACTTTCATGCCCATTGAGTATAAAGATCTAGATAATTTTATACGTTCACAGTTTTCATCTGTCACTGTAATACCGCTGCTAATACCGAGGATCTGGGTTTGAACCGCGCCTGCTACTGCTGTTTTACACACGTCAGAGTTGTTTACTACAACGCTAGGTGAGTTAGCAGTTGGTGGTGCCTTGTCCGTTACCACGGTCGAAGACACCGTTGTATTTGTATCAGCACTGTTAGCATCTGTTGCTACTGTAACAACAGTTATTAATGTTAAGAGAATAAATAATGTTTTCATGAGCTTAGCTTATGCATACCTTTTACAGGAAAAGCATCAAAAGGTAAACAATACCCTGTTGTCTTTAAATTTTCTTTATATTCTGCGCTTTTTGACTCATATATATTAAGATAATTTGTCAATGCTTGCATGCATTCTTCTTCGTTAGGATACAAAAAAGAATTATTCTTTACTGAAGGCATATTAGGCATTGATATCAATAAATATAGTAACCATACTTTAACTGTCATTCTTGTTCTTTTAATCCGTAAAAATAGTTTGTGTCATCACCAGCCGTCCATTTACTTTTATCTTCAACGGAGTAATATTTACTTGACACTTTAAAATCAGGTTGCAATGTTTTTGCAGGTGTGAGAGATTTATCGTAGAATATGACTCTATTATTAGGTTGGGCAGCGTAGTGTCCATTATCTAATTCAAGTATATTAAACGATTTGTGCTCCTCTGGGACCTCTGAGTAACTTACATTAAGGATGTTTGTATCCGCATGGCAACTATCAATCGTAAATAAGTATTTACCATAGTACCATTCCTTTGATGGTGCAAGGTATTTACAACGTGTGCCAGCGAGTGATGATTTTTCTACAACTGTAATGTGGTAACTAAACGCATCCCACAACTCTAATTCTTCTAATTCAAGAGATAACTCACAAGGGCTATTAACGAAAGCACTAATAGGCAGCTTATCATATAAAGCACCATATTCCGGCAAATACGTTTCAAAGTAGAGCGCTCTACCCTGGATAGACTTAACAGTAATCCAAACACCTTCTACAAATTCTCCATGACCTTTTTGATGATCATATAGGTATTCTTTTTTTATATATACTTTTGTCGGTGGTAGATTTGCTACTAGAAACATTGCCTCTCATATAATATTTATGTGGCTCGTATTTTAACCATTTTAAAAACTTTTTCCAGTACTTTACCATATGTTCCTTTAATTGGGGACCCCCTGCAACGAATGTGCCTGGGATCCACCGAGATGAAATGAAGTTGAGAACTTTATGTGTACATTATGTGTTAATAATGTGCAAGAAAAAAATGCTTGACAAGATTTTTTGTAATGGTTTGTAATGGTGTCAAGAAAATAATTTTGCTTGACTTTAAAAAAAGACCGTTTTCTGCCAAATAAAGTACTTGTTTTGTTCACATTGGTATGATATAATACGCCTAAATGAGGATGGTGCAACATCTTCAGAGTATGGCTGAACAACAGTCTCCAGGTTGTAAGGCAATGCGTTTGTAAGGTATGGCTATATGGCTGAGGGTGCAAGCGTAGGTACTAAGTACTTGTTAGCATAGGAAATGTTGACTGGACGGGAAAGGTTGGGGGTAGTCAAAGAATCCCCCTACTCACTAAGTGCTGAGTGATTCGCGGAAACTTAACGAGCCGCAGGCACAATAAAAGAATTATGATTAGTAGAACAAAATTTGATGAGTGGATAAATAAATCTAAACCAGGTGATAAGATAACTTATTATCGTGGTTATATTATGGGTCCACATTTACAAAAGTATTCGCCCACGAGTGATGAGCGCCGTGTGCGTGCAATCAAGTCCTATGCTTATAATAAATATTTATCTAATGTTGTTACATTGGTACAAAAAAAGCATGGTGAATTTGATTATGAATATATGGCAATGAGGTTGTGATGTGGTTTTTATTTTTACCAATAAAAATTGTTATTTTTATTATGGTGTGTCAGTATATAATTAGTTGGGCATTTGGAACATGAGTGGACCAGTAATTAAAGAAGTTAGTGTGCATGATGAATTAAAACGTGCACGTGATGCGTTTTACAGCGCAATGTTTGAGGGTAATGAAGAAGAAATGAGTGCAGCAAATAATGCTGTAGGTTATTATGAATCAATGGACAGTGTGTCTTGCCCCGAGTACCCAGGCTTTTAAGGAGGAATAGAATGAAAGAATTAGTAGAAGCAGCAAATAAAATGAATAAGGTTTTACATGAGTGTGAAAATAATGGTGAAAATGTTGATACTACACTTAATGAGTTAAGTAAAATAAAGGTGCACGGCGTTGTGTTTCCTACGTTAATGTTATTAGAGATTATAGGTAAATTTGCTGAAGGTGCTGCAAAAAGACAAGAAGCAAAATTTAGTAGTGGTGATGCTGAACGTGAAGTCCAGAACAAATACTCTGATGTATCGGAGAAATGGAATAAAATACATTAATGGACATAAAGTCTATACCAATGGTGCGTTTGTCGTGGGATGATGCACGTGATATGGAAACAGGGTGGCTTCCTATTAAAGATATGATTAATGCGCCACTTGCAAAGTGCCAGGAGGTTGGTTGGATGATAGTGAATAATAAAGAGAAGGTCGTGGTTATGAGATCGTGGTGCGTGGACCGGGATGATAATCATGGTGGTGGAGCAATAGCAATACCGAAAGGATGGGTAACAAAAATTGAATATTTACAGGTGACATATGCAGACGTACGAGATTAATTTATGGCTAGATAAAAAGGTCATTGAAAAAGTTGTTAAACAATTTGATAATGATGAAGAGGTCATGGAATATATTAAAAATAATTTTGATACAGACCCTGATCCAGAGTTTCCATCATTAGATCCAAATCGTGGATATGTAAGACCCAAGGCATCCAAGTACATTATTACATGGTCTAAGGTTCATACATATGTTAGAAAGAAAGGACCAAATAGGATAGAGCTAACAGAAGAAGAAAAGGAAATACAAAAGACCCTTGAAGCATCAATTACGAAAGAAGCAATTGATGAGTGGGGTGAAAATGAAATGTTACGCGAAGTAAGAAAAGATTATTGGAGTCATCCGGATGCAAAAGGCCTTGAAGAAAAAAGATAAACAAGGGCTCACACCTAAACAAAAAATTGTGTTTGAAGTCATTAGAGACTTTATTAGCCAAAATGGTGTAGCACCTTCATATGAAGAGTTGAAACAACTAATTGGATCTAAATCCAAGTCACATGTGCATGGATTTGTGCATCAATTAATAGCTAGAGGGTGGATAGGAAGAGGAAATGGCAGGAATCGGTCAATTTATATTTTGTAATGTGTCACCTATAGTGGTATATTTGCTAAAAAGTTTTTTTTATTTTGTTACCGGGGACCAAACTGGTGCCACAATGACACAATTGGTGATTAAACTATATAATTCAATGACTTATTATGTGTCACCTATGTGTCACTACTCTAGACGACGCAAGGCACTTTTTTGTTTTTTGGAAATAAAAATGAGTAAATATTCAACTATACTGCGGGGTTTTGCATGGTAGATGAAAGATTGAAAGGTGCCACAAGTGGTGCCACAAATATGTCAAAAAAGTATCCAATCAGAGCGGATGGATTGACGGATAAACAACGTGTGTTTGTTAAGATATACTCTGAGAATGAGGGTAGATTGACACCAACAGAATGTGCCAGACAAGCTGGTTATAACGAGGATAGTGCTAACGTAAGAGCATCTGAATTATTAAATGGTAAAAGATTTCCAAAGGTTGTAGAAGCTATCATTGCACGTAGAGCTGAGATTGAAAAGACACACGAGGTAAAATTAAATAAACATGTTCAAGAGTTGGCTAGATTGCGTGAGAAATCTTTGTCTGAAAAGTCTTATTCTGCTGCTGTTAATGCTGAGCGCTTGCGAGGGCAAGCGGCCGGATTGTACATTGACCGTAAAGAAATCAGGACAGGAAGTATCGACTCTATGTCGCGTGAAGACGTTCTAAAACAATTAAAGGAGTTAGGGTTAACAGGTGAATTCAACAAAGAAGGAAATAAAACTGTCTTATCGGTCGAAAAGGAATCCAATAGCGAAGGACCTAAAGACATCACCCCAGTGGAAACAAAGGGTGAACAAAAACAAGAAGAAGTATGACCGTAAAGACGGAAACAAATTTTTGGAAGAATGTAAAGACGTTATTAGAAGGTGGTGAGTATATTGCTTCACGCCTTGAAAGTTACGTCACGCCAGGATTCCCAGATTGCTTAATTTATCACAGAGATACAGGTTTCTTCACAGTTGAATTGAAAGTGCTGGGAAGTAATAATAAAGTTACGCTATCACCATTTCAAATTGCATGGAATATGCGTCATGCTACAGCTGGATCACAGTCTTATATCCTTGTTAACTTGCCTCTGGCAGAGCAAGTTAAATTGTTTCACGGATGTAAAACCAAGGAACTTAGCGAAAAGACCGTGTTCCAAGTGCCTGGGCTCTATGAGGGTCCACTCAAGGACCTAGACTTCGTCAAACTCTTAAGCTCTTAAACTCTCTAACTCCCTTAATTGCGACCTTTAGCCGCGGCCCAGGACCTCTGCAGCTGGCGCCCGGCGCCCGCGGGACAAACTCCGCAAACTCTTGCAATTTTTCCCAGTTTTCCGCGGATTCAGTTTCCTGACTCTGGAGGCCGGGATCCAGGATGCAGCTGACAAACTCCGCAAACTCCCCAGTTTTCTGCCATTTTTGTTCCATTTCCTTCCTGCAGCCCCAGCTGCCCGCTGCGCGCCCGGCGTCATCACCTTCGTACCAAAAAGTTATCCACAGAAAATTTTGTTTGATGGGTTGCATGTGATGTCATTAGATGTTATATTATATGTAATTCATTAAGAATTAGAAATGGAGTTAATATGGTATTACCAGAAGATAGTAATAATCCAATAGTGGACGCATTACGAGAAATTACAGAATCATTAGACAGAAGTACAGCTACTCTAAATAGAATTGCTGACCACTATGATAGTATAGTGCCTACGATGAAAAAGAATCAAGAACATGTTCTCGAGGATAACCGTAGTGCATTAGACCATATGTACGAAAGTATATTTAAACCTAGTCGTAGTTAATTCTCAAACTCCGCAAACTCCCTGCGACAAATAGCCGCGGGGATAACCTGTGGATAAGTGGCCGGGCGCGCAGCGGGAACTTCCTGATAAACTCCGCTCGCAATCTCCCAAACTCCCGGAATTCCGCCATTTTTCAGATGACGGATCCTGCTTCAGGCACCGGGCGCGCAGCGGGAACTTCCGTGCCAGCTTCGGAATAAAAAGCCCAGAAAACTAGGAAAATATTTTGCCCGGGAGCTTGACACACGCCAGTGCAGGATCTATATACCAGGTAGGTGAATAACCAAAAGAATTGAAGACTGCAGAAAGATAAGGAAATATGCCATTTTTTATACTATTGTTACCCCTGAAACTCTATGTACTTTGGATGCTGCTGCAGCATCTGCTGCATCTCTGAAGCTGCGCGCTTCCAGGCAGCTGTAACTCTTCAACTCCTCAAACTCCCTGAAGATCGGAATTTGGTCCTTGGGTCATGAGCTGGTCCGTAACGCACCGGGCGCGCCGGGAATTAAAGTTGACAGAATTTGGATTCGTGATATAACTGCAGATAGAAAGAGAAAGGATTACTATGATTCGTTGGAATAAATGGACTAGAGATTATACATATACTTATGAATGGCATGATGGGGTTTGGCGACTTATCCACAAGAAAAGTAATAGACCTATTGCGTCATGGTTTGGAAAGATGTATAGTATGTTTAGTTAAACAGGAGAAGTCGAATCTTCCGATAGACGAGGTATCTTTAACTAAGAGGCAAGATAAACGGAGTTATTCGGCTCTTGCCTCACAAACTCCCAAACCTAACTCAAACTCTTTAACTCCTCGAAGTGCGACACTTTGTCCCGGGCCCAGCGTAATCAGTTCCCGGGAAGGCAGGTGTTCGAGTTCCTGACATAAAAAAAGGGGGATATAAATATCCCCCTGTAATAGTAAAATAGCGACTACTATTCTATTCTACTAAACCTAATCGTTTAACTAGATATCCAATGTCGCCTTGCATGTGCTGAATTAATTCTAAACCCCCATTGTTTCTGTTTTGACTTGCCCATTCAACTATTGAATTGCAAAGCACACCACAGATTAGTTTCCAATCTGCACTAGATGTCATTGGAACTTTAACATCAGACAACTTGTCAAGGTTGCCTAATTCTTTCTCTAACTTTAAATGGTCAATCATCTCTTTTAAAAGAGGAGATATATCAGTACCATTTGAAGTAATCATTGGTAAATTATCGGTCATAGTAGTCCTTTAAAAATAATAGGTTGCACACTTATCCATCATGGCACAAAGTGTTATAGTAAAGAAATATATGGCGAATAACATCGCCACATATACTGAAAATTCAAGTATTAATAATGATACAAGTTTTACTCTTTCAAGTAATCTAATCATATTCTATTGCCATTTATTTCTAGGATATTGGCAGTATTAATATTAGCCCAACGTCTATGTTGAGGTTGTAAGCCACTACCTACACGATAAGCTAATACATAATCATTATGCTCTCTAATACTATTCCTTGTTGCAAGGTTAGTATGTCGCCAAGCATATTGACCAAGTATTGCTCTCTTAATAGTAGATACTTCGCCTTTATTATTTATCCATTTGCAAGAGAAGAAACCCATTCCCACTCTTGTTTTAAAATCAGATTTAGTCATTTGTAGTCCTTTCTAATTCTATCTAACGAGTAGCATAGTCCTATTATAATGTATATAGCTAATTAAATTAATTGTGGATAACCTGTGGATAAGTCGCCCGGGATGTAGTATGTTCTCGTGCGTGTGTACTACTAGATGTAGGGGTGCGACACTTTGTCGCGCGGCATTTTGTCGCAGGCGCCCGGGACTTCGCGCTCGCTTACGCTCGCGCCCGCTAGCCTGGGGTCAAGCCTAACTCCGAAACCCCCTCCCCCCCTTTTAGAGAAAGCATGCTTTAATTTTTTGCTTGGGCAAGTTCGAGAGTGACAATATGGTATAAAAACGTTATAAGGTACCCTAGTCAAAAAATTTTTAAAAAATGGAAAACGTTTCTAAATTAGAATCACTAGATACGAATACACTGAAGTTGATTCTTAAACATAAGCTGGAGGAAAAGCGTGAAAAAACGCAAGGCGATTTCTTGTCTTTTGTTAAGACAGTTTGGCCAGAATTCGTGGAAGGTAAACACCACAAAATTTATGCAGAAAAATTAAATCGTATTGCAAATGGTGAGCTTAAAAGACTTATTGTCAATATGCCACCAAGACATACAAAATCAGAATTTGCGTCGCATTTATTTCCGGCATTTTTCATGGGTAGACACCCAAAAGCAAAACTGATACAGACAACTCACACAGGGGAACTTGCTATTAGGTTTGGTCGTAAAGCAAAGAACCTTATTGAATCAGAGGAATACAATGCTGTTTTTCCAGATGTTACTTTGGCCGCAGATTCAAAAGCTGCTGGCCGTTGGGAGTCTAATCATAAAGGCGAGTACTTTGCTGCTGGTGTGGGTGGTGCTATTACTGGTCGTGGTGCTGATTTACTTATCATTGATGATCCACATTCTGAGCAAGATGCTCTTTCGCCCACGGTCCTAGAGTCACATTACGAGTGGTATACTTCCGGTCCACGTCAGCGTTTACAACCTGGCGGCGCGATTGTTTTAGTCATGACGCGTTGGTCAGTAAAAGATCTTACTGGTAAGTTGCTCGAGGCCCAGGCTAAAGATGATATGTCAGACCAATGGGAAGTAGTAGAGTTTCCAGCTATATTAAATGATAAACCTATGTGGGGTAATTTCTGGTCCATGGAGGGCTTACAAGGAGTCAAGGCTTCTATTCCACTAACCAAGTGGCAAGCACAATGGATGCAGCAACCTACATCCGAGGAAGGTGCACTTATAAAACGTGAGTGGTGGCAAGAATGGGAAAAAGATGATATCCCTGAATTACAATACGTAATTCAATCTTACGATACAGCTTTTACAGCAAAAACAACATCAGACTATTCAGCTATAACAACATGGGGTGTATTTACTCCAGAAGATGGTAGTAAGCCGTGTGTTATTTTATTGGATGCAAAACGTGGTAGGTGGAACTTTCCAGAACTAAAAGATAAAGCAAAAGAGGAATATAAGTATTGGGAACCTGAATTGGTTCTCGTAGAGGCGAAGGCAAGTGGATTACCACTTACGCATGAGCTTCAAAAAGCGGGGGTCCCTGTAATTAACTTTACACCGTCAAAGGGAAATGATAAACATTCAAGGGTAAACAGTGTCGCACCTATATTTGAATCAGGCGCAGTTTATGCGCCAGTAGGCAGGCGTTGGGCAGAAGAAGTTATCGAAGAGTGTGCAGCATTCCCTTTTGGGGACCATGACGATTATGTTGATAGCATGACACAAGCATTAATGCGCTATCGTCAAGGTTACTACGTTGAGTTGAAAGACGATTTCATGGATGAGGAAACAGAAAACGTTCGTAGGAGGACCTATTATTAATGTCGACTATTGAAGACCAAAGAAAACGATACGAGGAAAAATTTAAGCCTGGTGAAACTTTTACTGAGCTAGATTTAGCTTATGAAGCTACACGAAATATGCGTGATCCAAGTCTTATTAAAGACTTCTCACAATCCAATGAAGATTACGTTGTAGATAGTGCAGATCCTAATAATTTAGAAGAACAGTTTATTCCTGATTCAGACCAAGTTGGAAATCAATATAACATGATAGCTGATACTGGTTTTACAGCTTATAATACAGGTAAAACTTTATCTGATATATTTCTTCAAGCTTTGCCGGCAGCAGAAACTATTTTAAATCCATTTGGTGAGTATAGTGGTCCTTATGACTATTTTAAAAATCTAGGAACTACAACTTTAGAAAGTGATAATTTTAAAAAGATAGCTAAAAATCAATTAAACAATCCAGCATTACAAAGTTATTTGGAAGGATATAAAAAAGACTATGTTTTAAATGAACAAGTAGTAATTGATCATTTAAATAATAAATTAGGATTAGATATTACCAGTGTAAATCA